ACTTAGGTGTTTTGCGCCCGGTGTCCAGCGGAGGATTTCGCGTTGATGGGACTCCGTTCCTCTCCCCCTTGCTCCATACATACAAAGTACTAATAGGTAAGGGACTCCAAAAAAATAAAAAAATAAAAATTAAATCTATGTCAAAGTGTTAGTCGAGTACTCTAAATAAGGTAGGAGAAATTTATTATGCCATCAGAACTTACACCCGTCGAAAGACCAGGACCAGTATCAATAACAGGAGCCTCTTGGCTTCCTTCCCCAGGAGGAATTCAAGGAGCTACAGGGTCTACAGGGCCAGTAGTAAGTGCTGTCAATGAGGCTTGGTGCCAAACTACTCAAACAATGGGTGTTGAGTATGTTAGAGTACCTCCCTGGACAAAACCCGCTTCTCTAGATCAAGCGGGATTAACTCAATTTAGTGCTACAGATAATGTTTATAGCACTAGGCTTGCAGCAGTTATAACTATTCATACTAAACGAGAAAAAGTTTATCTCTCTGTAGGGACTTCTGCTTTTACTCAATTACAAAAATTGCAACTAGCAGCAGACTCTACTGATCAGTATGCTCAAAGCTATGGAGTTGTTTCTGGATTTATTATGGGACCAGCAGGAAGTATAAATACTATTCAACCTTATATAAAATCAGAAAAATGGGATGATGTTATTCATCCAACAGAATACGACATTACTCAAATTGGTAGTAGTGAAGGTTATTATGATACTTCTACTCTCATGTGGGCAGATAGTACTGATACAGCAAGTCCATTAGGAGAATATGTAAATAGCCGCGAAATGTGGCGCACTCCAGGAGAGGGGACTGCTTTCGCTGATGTTTCTCACATGTACAAAGTTCCTGTTGCGAGCAACTGGCCGAGTAAGATGAATGGGGGATACAACACAAGCGCAGAACCTGCTTGGAATAATCTAGCCGCTGGTAGGGATCACCTTATTGTTTGGCTTGAATATCTGATTAATACGGGGTTTTGTGCTTCAAAAATAAATAACAGATTTTCCATACCGCTCCCAAAAGTTTCTAATGGTTACTCTTGGCTTCAGGATGGAGATAGAGTAGCGCAAAATATTTACTACAATACTGCCTTCCACGATTACACTTAAAATATAACTAAATAAACAAAGGAGAAATTTATTATGCCACAAGACCTTACGCCAGTAACGATGCCAACCAGAGAAATTATAGAGGGGTGCGACTGGGCCCCAAATGTTAGTTCAATTGGGGACGCATCAGGATCCGCTAGTGGTTCTGTCTCTAGTGCTGATGAAGCATGGTGCAGGACTACTCAAACTTTTGACTCAGACTATGTACGAGTTCCTTCATACACGAAACCTGCTGCACTAGATCTTGTAGGTTTATCTCAAGTCAGTGCTGTTGATAATATCAATCAGACAATATTGTATCATGTAACAACTCTTCATAATAAACAAGAAAAAGTTTATCTTCCAGTAGGAACAAGTGGTTTTACTCAATATCAAACACTTGCACTAAATGCACAATCGACTGATCAGTATGCAAATAGTTATGGAGTTGTTTCTGGATTTATTATGGGTCCACAAGGTTCTCTAAATACTATTAAACCTTTTATAAAACAAGAAAAATGGAATGATTTTGCACATCACGAACATGATATTACGCAAGTTGGTTCTACTTTTGGTCTCGTTCAAGCGTCTTCCCTGGAATGGCAAAAGTGTACAGAATTAGGGGATCCTTTATCAGTATATATTACTATGAGGGCTTTTTGGAGGGGTCTTGAGATTGGGAATTTAGTTGGAGGGAGCCCTGGGTGGAATGCTGCTAACACATATTTCAAGGAGAACTTCGTAGGGCCTCGATACAAGCTGAACGGAGCTTACAATACATCTGCGGAGTATGCTTGGAATGATATAATTGCTGGAAAATCTCAAGTTATTTATACCATTCAACAATTGGTCAATTGTTTCACAGCCAGTTCCTGGTACAACAGAGCAGGTATTCCTGTGCCAACACTTTCTAATGGATCGGAATGGATCGTAGAGGGAGATAGAGTAACGCAAAATATTTACTATGATACTTTACGACACGATTACAGTTAAAATCTAACTAAATAAACAAAAAAGGCTCTTAGTTAACTAAGAGCCTTTTTTTGTATAAGCACCTAGGCAACGCCCCTAAATAAGGTAGGAGAAATTTATTATGGATTTTGGAGATATTTCAACAGGTAAAACAACCTTTGGGACACAAGGTGGTAGTGATGAGGTAATAAAGGATTGTCATAGACATTTTTCTGGAAAAGGAAAGCTAAAATTTAATATACCTTCTACTCTAAAAGGGGGCCAAATTTCTCTTCAAGATATCACAATAACTATTACAGCAGATCTTAAAATGAAGTGTAGCTGTGCAGTTGCGAATCCAGATGGCTCTGGGACGAACCCTCAAGGGACTGGAAGGGGGGTTAATCTAGAAGAATGTAAAGATAACGAATATAGCTTTACTTATAACCGAAACTTTCCTGCTGGAGATTGTAGCGATAGCCATGCCGTGCCGGGGATTGTGATAAAAGGGAAGCCATGTGATAAAACATTACCCATTAAGCTAAATGACGAAAAGATTTCTTTTGAGGACTATATTACTGATCCAAGAGACTCAGTACATGCTGACCAAGATCTCGATGGGACTTGGCTAAAACTTTCTGAGTCGGGCAATTTATGTTACATGTATTTAACAAATGGTAACAATACCGAACTAGGTGACAAGTTAAAAGCTTGTGGAGTTCTTTGCAAATCCCGGAGCAGCTTCCCTGGAAGCACTATTAAGCAGCCTGTAATGATTTGTTGTACAGGCAACACAGGCAACGAGAAGGACGAGGTGTTAGATTGTCTTGCTAAGAGTATCTTTAATTGTGAAGATTCTAATAAAGCCATAAATTCTAATTTCTTAGAAAAGTATTTAGATGCAAAGTATGATCTCTTTCCCTCATGCGACCTATAAGGAGTTAATTATGAAATTTAAACTAACCACTGGGGGACTACCTAAATAAGGTAGGAGTAATTCAATATGGATAATTTTGGTAATATTGTACAGAATTCTTATAATTTTGGACAAGATGGAGATGACAAAGGTTTTTGTCAATGTATAGTAGTATATAAGGCACGAGTGTCAATAAGAAAGAAGTGGGTAATTGATAATACCATTCCTGCGATTCCTCCAGCTAAGACAGGTATGAGATTGGATGTCACATACACTGGGAAGGCCGATAAGAAGTCTATATGTACTATTTACCAATGGACTGACGATATAGAAATGGATTTTCAGGAATATAAGGGTGAGGGTCCTGGGGCTGGTAAATTAAATGTAACACTACTCAGATATGTGAGATGTGAAGGTTGCCAAGAGACCAAGGATGAGAAGGGCAAACCAAATTGTAAAGGTGGGGGTCACATCTGTGAGGATACTTTGGGGAGCATTGGGAAGATTGGGATCAGGGCTGGCGGTCTGCCACCGACACCCCCAGGAACACCCTGGACTCCCAAGATGAAAGAACTTTTAGAAGACATGTGGGATAATAAAAAAAAGCCCAGGAAAGTAAAAAAGATTATGAAGAACTTTGTATTCCTGCACAAAATGTTTAAGAAATGTCCTCCTAAAGTTATTTGTAAGGATTCTGAGTGTCCAAAGCCGTGAAATAGGAGAATATTATGGATAATTTTGGTGATGTTGTAGCGAATGCTTATAATTTTGGACAAGATGGAGACGACAAAGGTTTTTGTCAATGTATAATGACTTATAAGGCAATTGCAACAATAGATCAAAGGTGGGAAATAGATCACACCGTTCCTGCGATTCCCCCTGCAAAATCGGGAATGACACTTAGAACTTATTACAAAGCCGTTGCCAAAAAAGATTCTAAATGTACTATTTACCAATGGTCTGATAATACAGATGTAGATTTCGTGCCTTATGCAGACGGTGGTGGACGCTTAACAGTTACAATGTTCAAATATGCAAGATGTGTAGGTTGCAAAAAGACCAAGGATAGTGATGGCAAACCAAATTGTGAAGGTGGGGCTAGCTTGTGCCACGATAAACTTGATATGGGGAATTTCGGTCTGAACAACCCTGCTGCTAAAAAACTTATGGATAAAATGTTGAAGAATAAAAATAAGAAAAGTACTGTAAAAAGGGTTATGAGGAACCTTGTAAGACTGTTCAAACTGTGTGAACCTCTTTTGTTGTGTAAGGGTAATAAGTGTCCAGATTAATTGAAATAGGAGAATATTATGGTATTTATGATTTTATTAGGAGGCAGCTTAATTTGGCTCCTATACACCATATTTGACGAACGCTAAGATTACTTCTTAGGTTTGTCAGACACCTTAGCACCACTTTCGGTCTCTCCTGCTACGATGGACCTGAGGTTGGCACCGATCATAGTGATAAGGAGGGTCAAAATTGACGAGACGACTGAAATTTCAGTCGGGGGAATGTACTTAATGGATGCTATAAAACTTCCACAGAGCAAAAGCAAGTATAATGGACCAAATACGGCAATATGCTTGGAAGCGGCTTCCTTAGCTGACATTTGCAATCTTAACTTAGCCAGTTCCATTTTCTGAGCTTCCTTCTCTCTCGCCACTACAGCTTTATATCTTGCTGCGGAGTCCTTAGTCTCCTCTCTCTTCATTTTCAGAGCAGTAGCCGTATCTTTTACTACATACTGGACCCGTTCGGGTTCTTCAAAATCGTCTTTTTTCATATTAACTCCCTATTATAGCGCGACAAGAGTGGCGAAGAATGTAGGACATTCAACAGCCACACCTCCCATCATTTGCATGATATTAGCATTCACTTGCGCTGAAGTATCAAATCCTTGAGCATAGGGTCCAGGCATTTGATCAATAATTAAGTTACCCGTTTCAGTACAAACTCCTGTGGTATCTAAGATATTTCCAGCAGCGTCTTTTCTTACAGGTCGTCTAATAGTTCCAGCAGAGCTAGTATTTACCACTCCACATACTCCGAATCCNCCACTAGTNCCAACTGNNGTGAGAAGTTCTAAGTAGTGGGGTTGAGACAGCGATCCTGAGAAAGAGGTATCTTCATAAACCTCATCAATAGTTTGAACTTTGTAATAAACATCTAAATAGTTAGACAAAGCATTAGGAGTAGAGACTGTACTACTAGTATTAGAATCGTATTGGTTTTTGCGTAAGTACATGATATCTACTGTTTGGACATGTACATACCAATCTTGTACTCCTGAGGCTCCATCCCCTGAAGAAGTTAGAGATTGCCAGTTAGGCTGGGTTGCTTGACTTCCTGGTGCGGGTTCAATGGGGTCGATGGTTGGATCTGTCATAATTAGGGGCTCCTTTGCTTGACTATAATATATAGAGGTGTATTGAGAACTTTTTATCAAAATCTCACCTATATAAATAGAGGTATTTTATTATGACTGAAGGAAAAAAGAGAGGACCTAAAAATACTAAAGCCTACAAAAACTTATTTACGGCTAGTATTCCAGAACTTCCATTAGAGGATTTCGAACCTAATGTTGAAGCTATTACGGACGAAGTAGAAGATAAGGCTGGAGGAGCTTTGACCTACGCTTTTATTGGCGCAGGACAAGGTGGGGGTAGAATGGCTAAAGCCTTTTACGATCTGGGCTACACAAAAACACTAGCAATTAACACTGCTAAGAATGATCTGAACTTATTAGAATTACCTGATAACCATAAGTTTTATATTGATCATTATGGAGAACAGGGTGCTGGCAAAGACCAAACAAAAGCAGCCATCGCGTTTGAGAATAGAGAACAAGAAGTTTTTAATAAATTCAAAACTATAGTAGGTGAAAATGTTGATCGTATTATTATTTGTGCTGGCGTTGCTGGTGGTTCTGGAGGAGGAACGATTGTCCCCCTAGTAAAGGTTGCTAAGAAATATCTGACCTACCTGGGGCGTGAGGATGCGTCTGAGAGAGTTGGAGTTATTGCATCCCTTCCTACTACTGGAGAATCTGCGTCTCCTGTGGTGGCTAAGAATGCGTATAACAGGATGAAGCAACTTTGTGCTATGGCTGAAGAGAAGAAGCTTTCACCTCTTGTTATTGTTGATAACCAGAAAATTAAGAAGCTTTATCCTAAACTCACCGTGAAGGCTTTCTGGCCCACTATCAATAATACTGTTGCTGGCTTATTTCATATTTTTAATGTGTTGGCTACTCAGAACTCAGACTACACCTCTTTTGATCCCCAGGACTACGATAGTGTGATGAAGTCTGCTGGTTGTATGATTATGGGTGTTACGGCTGTTAAGGATTTTGAGAGTGAAACAGGTGTCTCAATGGCTCTTAAATCCAATCTTGAGACTACCCTATTGGCTGAAGGCTTTGATCTTAAAACGGCCAAGGCTGCCGCTGGTGTGGTTGTAGGGGGCACAGAAATCTTAGAAAACACTGAAGGTTTAATGGATAATTTGGAGCATGCTTTCTCTACTTTGGCAGCTATTACGGGGAACGCAATGGTGCATCGTGGTATCTATGAAGACCCCTCTAAGGACAAGTTAGTGGTGTATACCCTTATTGGGGGCCTTTCTACCCCTCAAAAGAGATTAGAGGATCTTACTAAGTTTATGAAACTAGATCCTTACGGTGAAGAATAATTTTTTTGCGGCCCTTCGGGCCGAGACTATATAAATTAGGAGATTTAATTATGAACTTTTATGATCGCGTATTATCTATTTTAGAGATGTCATCAGAAGATGCAGCTAAGAGGAAAGAGGCTGGAGAACAAGCTAGGCTGAGAAAACGAGGTGAAGGTAACACAGATGCTAAAGCTGAAGCTGATGCGGCTAGAGATGCTAGGCAAAAAGTTCTAACTACCGATAAGGACGAGGAGGAAGCTGAACTTGATTTCGGAGATACAATGGAATCTAAGAAGAAAAAGGGTGTGAAGGAGGCTGATGCATACGGTCTTAATAAAGACTACGATAAAATCCCACAGCACATGAAGGATGCTGCAAAAGAAAAAGCTAAAAAAGAGAGGGATGATGTAAGAGCTAAGGCTGGGCTTGATCCCGTTGATGACGGTGACGGTGGTGATGGTGGTGATGGTGGTGATGGTGGTGATGGTGACGGTGACGGTGACGATAAGCCTTCTGTTAATGCATCAAAGAAGCGTAAAGTAAAAGAAACTACTAGTGGACAGTCCAGCAGACCCCATAGACCAAAGAGGGGAAGTCTAGCCCATGAGAGTCCAGAAGATAGGATGTCCTCTGGGGGGTTCCCACGGGCTGGAGATCCTGAACCTGATGATGACGGTGATGATGGTGGTGATGGTGATGATAATCCAAAAAGGACAGAAGCTAAGAAAGCTAAGAAAGCTAAGAAAGATGATAAGTGGATTCAGAAAGCCGTAGACCCTGATCACGAAGGCTTCTGTACCCCGATGACTAAGAAAACTTGTACTCCCAAAAGAAAGGCTTTAGCTAAGACTTTTAAGAAAATGGGAAAAAAGAGGGATAAGGCTATTACAGCCAAAGATGAGAAATAGGTGAGGTATACTAATGGACCCCGTAGACGATCTCGTTTACTCAAAACGCTTGAGAAAACCAAAAGGGGAATTGACGCTTTTCGAAAAAAGTGCAAAGTTCATAAGACTTCCAAACCCTCCCCAAAACTCTAGCTTAGAAGTTGGGAAAGAACTATTAGTTATTCAGGGGGCAACCTACCTTCGGGGGGAGGGTATGATTAAGGGGATTAAAAAACACGATAAAGATCCTGCTTTTGCTATTAAACTATACTTATCCATTTTTGGACTCCCGTTTAATCAGGAAGAAATTGATAAGATAGTATCAGAGTCTGCGATAATTATTAAAGATCTTAAAAATAGCTTTAATAGACCCCGACCCACACAATTGGCTCCTTATTTTGGTATTCAATTCGAACCCTTAAAAAGCACCTCTGCACGATCTCCGTCTTATCCTAGTGGGCACTCTACTCAGGCGAGACTACTAGCAGAATTTTATGGATCTAAATATCCTGAGCATTTAGGAAATTTAATAAAAGCTTCTGAAGAGTGCGGAGAAGGTCGCGTTATGGCAGGATTACACTATCCTAGTGATCACAAAGCAGGAGTCTATTTAGCGAAACGCTTATTCAAACTTCTTAAGACTACTAAAAAAATCAAATACGATCAAAGTTTTGATTTCACCACAAAAAAAGGAGGTTTTTAATGTATATTAAATTTATGCTACCTAGAGTAGCGCATTGTAGTAATGGGTGCTGACTAAGCTTTTTCGTCTTGTGTCTTGTTTAGACAGATGCAGTATAAAAGCCAACAGCCTCCTATAGATAAGCAACCATCTAGAAAAAAATTATCCGTAATACTTTTCCAAAAAAGACTAAGAAAAAGACCAGACCAAAAACTAAAACACATTGGGCAGTTAACTACTTTTCCTAATAATGGATGTAGTATAGCTGCCCTTTCTCTAATAGGCATAAAGATAGCGGCTGTAGTAACAGCAATAGTAATTCCAAAACTTACTAAAATCCAAGTTAACATGATAAAGGTAATTCCGTATTAGAAATAAAAGCTTCTCGATTTTTATGCCAAGAGTCTCTTCCCACCAACTCCCCTCTAGAGAGGTGTATAATATTTAGGGGAACAGCGTAGTTTTTATAACCTTTATTATGTGCAGTTACTGTATAATGAATATCGTAGAAATCCCACAGTCCCTCAAAGTGCTGTGGTTTTTTAAGTCCTATCTCCTCCCACACCTCTGCTCTTGCAGCTAAAAATAATCCATCTAAAGCAACTACTTGTCCGTGGGGACCATAAGAAGTGTTATGTATTTGTGTGTGTCCACTAACTTCATTTCTATGCCTAACCTCCCCTCTATGATACCCCGCTTGCCACCGTTCTTGATTCCACCAAATAGCATCTTGTCCTAATAGGGTAGTCCCTGCTGGGCCTACGACCCCTGTTTCTTTATCAACACATTTGGATAGGGCTGCAATAAACTCTGCTTTAGAACCAGTAATTTGTAGATCATCATGACAGAGTATAATAATATCCTCAGGAGAAGCATTACACAATGAGATACCCTTCTCATACGCTTCAAATATAGAATTTTGATTAACTAAAACTTTAACACCTACTCCAAAGCTAGATAATATAGTAGTTAATCCTGTCAATACAGCATTTGGAGAGTTATCCCTAGTACAAGTAATTGAGAAGATTTTCATACACTATAATAGTAAAAGAACCCTTTGTTTATGGAAAAATCCCCACTAATTGACGAGTTTAAAAAATGCAGAGAGGACCCTGTATACTTTATTTCTAACTATGTCAAAGTAACTCACCCTGTTCGGGGTTTGGTTCCCTTTAAATTATATCCTTTTCAAGTAGAAATTTTAGAGAATGTTAAAAACCACAGGTTTAATATTCTACGCAAGTTTCGTCAGGCGGGATGTACTACTATTTCCGCAGCCTATTCTTTGTGGATGATTGTTTTTCAAAAGCATAAACAAGTAGTAATTTTATCTAAAGGTGATGCCGAATCTACAGAGGTTCTAGATAGAATTAAGATCATGTATGAAGAGTTACCGTCCTTTATTAGACCGAAAATCGTTGAAGATAATAAGCACACATTAAAACTTTCTACAGGATCTACGATTAAATCGCGTCCCTCTGGAAAGCAGTCGGGACGATCATTGGCGGGATCTCTTCTTATTATTGATGAAGCAGCTTTTATTGATAATATTGCGACCATTTGGGCTGCTGTATATCCTATCATTTCTACTGGAGGGAGAGCATTTATTCTATCAACAGTCAATGGTGTAGGCAACTGGTATTATGATATATATCAGGGAGCTTTAGAGGGAACTAACGCTTTTAACCGAATAGATATTGAATGGACGGATCATCCTGAATATAAAAGACAGGAGGGATTTTCTGAATTATATAAAGTGATGGAGGGGAAAGGGTTAGATGTTGACAGTTGGGAAAAGACTACCAAAGCAAACATGCCCCTAAAACAGTGGTTACAAGAATAC